TATATAACTCCGTAACATGGGTATGTGGTTAGTCGAAAAAGCAAACGCACGCGCCACTCCGCACAGATAACTTTGCCATTGTTCTCTAGGTTCAGTGGAAACCCCCAATCGGGCAATCAGTCTAGCAATCTTCGGGCCAAACCGTGCCTCCACATGTCTCGCATCCAAGATATGCTGGGCTTCCTGGTCATTCGCAACCTCGATCATCTCAACCTTTTCCCAATTACTCGGAATATCGTCAGTCAACAATGTATAAGACGAACAAGTGACCGCCCACTTGTCCATTCCGCAGTAAAAGAGATGAGGAACAACTGTCAAACGTTTCTTGCTTCTGAAATGAATGACCTTTTTGGCTGGATAAGGTCTCATGTTGAGAAATGTCATTTCAGTGTCGTCGTAAGAGAAGAAGAATTTTGGTATCAGGCCCAACTGAGAGATAAACGTTGGAACTCGAGACAAACGCACGCCTTGTTGCACATTCAAAATATTGTCGTCACCCAACACTACCATGGCCATACTGTGACCGTTGAATATGATGTCCCAATTCTCCTGGTTGTCACGAAATATAGCATAGCAATGGGCCGCAATGTTGTTAACCGAGTTCGAGAGGCAGGTGTCAGCAACACCAGATTTGAGAGTGCCTCTCACCTCGAACTTCACTCCGTACGGCCCATAGCCACCGATGACCGTCTGGGCATGGCGGATGAGATCTGCCCAATCGCAGACATACTGATCTCCCTCAAAATCAAATTGTCGATACAACCATTCGTCTAAATCCTGCAACTCTTTGCATTCAGACGAATCGTAGAGGGTAAAATCATCCCATCCTACCTGTGGCTTGTTGAAGTGACGCGCATAAAAGTCTGAGAGCGTGGCGGGGTTCATCCCCGTAGCCATTTGAATGTGGGAAGGTAACATCTCTTCAATGGCTTTTTGCAAGGCATAAAACTTTCTGCCTGTGGCGACTCTAGCCTCTGGTTTAGCCGTTTCTATTGATCTTGGTTTGAAGTCCGGCTTAACACCAAAGGCATCGCTCTTCTCAGTCTTTTCAACTTTTGGGAAACACCCAAATTTTGCCCACCTCCAGGCTGTCGCTTTGTCAACTGGAGTGGTGCGCATCACCCAATCTGCTTTGTCGTTTTCTTTCACTTTCCATGGCTCAAATCGATCGGTGTTATTCCATTCTCCCAATTCAGGTATCTGCAACACCGGTCGAACTCCTTCACCATATTTGCGTGAAATCACTCTGAGCCAAAACTTTTTGAAAAATGAAACAAACTTCGGCCATTCATCGAGATCAACTGGGTAAGTTTGAGCAAGGTGTCTGCCCGCAAGCATTGTTATTATTGTTTCCTTGCTTTTATCATTACACATCATTGGTGCATCCGGCAACAAAGGTCCAATGGCAGTGAGTCCCTGGACTACACCCCCGTACTTCGTTTCCTTGCACTCAAAGAAGGTGAGGTCAGCGCCGTATTTCAACGCGCGCGGAAGTAGGTGATCCAATTTACGTGTGCAATCCACACATCTCCTGTACTTACAGCAAACATAGTCGGGCGTTTTACATTTAACACAAATGCCTTTTACCATTTCTTGTCCTGGCAGTTCATAGTTGACGGGTATCGGTTTCACAGCTGGAATAATACTGTCATTTTCGTATGGCACAACGAACGGAACAGTGGATGACCAACACCTCGACTCCTTATACAAAAACCAGGTCTCACGACAAAAATCAAAAAAACCATCCAAACATAAGTGGAGATGAAACTGATAAAAATCAGACACTTGCAGCGGAGTTTTACAGTATTTACGAACATATTTTAAGTGGTCATCAGTATCGTAAGTATCGCAACCTGCCATTTGACATCGTCGAACGTAACATGACTTGCCTGAACCGGGGAGGGCATAATACAAACCGGGTAAAACCGCACGAGGAAAATCAGTGAGTCGTATGATTTTCTTTTTCGAAGTTAAAAATTCCATTCGAACTTGGTTATCTCGCCATTCTTTCACAACTCCCCATGACAAATCAGGACGACACGTTACTCTCGCTTGGTGGACTTCTTCTGGAATTTCAACCCAATAAACTATTGGGTAGTCGTCTGTAATATGCCACCAATTGGTTACCGCCACAACTTGTGGGCACCCCTCGGCCCACACTCCACGTCCCTAATGAAAGGGCAACATTTCCAGGCCATCTGGAAGATTGATGGACGGGCCTGGAAGTACAGCATC